CATACTTACTCAACAGTTCTCCAAAATCATTGACAAAATTTTTCTTGTTCTCCATGTATTTCACCTTCTTTCAGTCAAATCATTTTAATCCAAACTCACAGCTCCGGCTCGTCATGCCGGGGCTTTTCTTTGTTGCCGTGGGCGGCTCTCCTTGTGTGCGGTGTTCTGCTGCCCTTGTGGCTGGTGTGGGGCTTGATTGGCTCAAAACCCCAGTAGAAAGCCGCTTTTATTTGTCGGACATCTGATTAACAATTGTCCTTTTGCCTATTGCCATTGCACAAATAACGAGTGCATTCTGTGTTTCTTCTGTAACGCCATTTAATGCAAGAATCATATTTGCAAATTCCGTCTCATTCAGACCGTATTTTTCGCATAAGACAGCAATAGCATTAGAAAACTCAACTTTCTTTTTTTCTTGATTCATTACCATAATATTCACCCTTTTCTTCTATAACTCTTTTTGTATTCCTTTTATTGTTATCATAACACATATTGACTAATATGTCAAGAGTTTGAATAAGAAAAATTATACAAAATGAGTTTATGCTTTTTGAACATTTTCACAAAATGAATCTAATTGAAAAAAACAGGTTGACAATTAACTCTATTTGTGTTATTATTTATAAATAAGAGGAGGTGATAAAGATGAATCTCGAAAATTTAAAAAAGGCAAGAAAAGAGACAGGATTAACGCAGAAAGAAGTTGCTGATAAACTGGGAGTGAATTATACTACCTATCGCAATTATGAGCAAGGGCAAAGAGAACCTAACCACAGAACTTTGGTAGCACTATCTAATCTTCTGAATGTATCTACTGATTACTTGTTAGGCAAAGAAGACCCACTGGAAATTTTAAATCTTAGTCCGGTAGGAAAGGCTATCGTACAGTTGTATATTTCACTTTCGCCTGAAGAACGAACAGCACTTGCAGAACACATCAAAGCCATTTCTAACGGAGCAGATGTACAGTTAATTATCAAAAAGTCAGAATTGGAGCGAAATGAAAATGATGAATACATTATCCAGACAACAACAGTCGGGGCAGAACTCGACCGGCGTGAAGCTGAACAAGCGAATGCTCTCTTTGATGCAGACTCAGAGAAAAGTGTCGTCTGATAAAATTCACACGCAGAATCAAGAAAAAATAAAAAAATCCGCCCGGTGCTGTAACACCGAACGGATTGGAGAGAATAAAAACTCAAAAATTTATTATTTGTATTATAACATATTCTCTCCGAAAAATCAAGAGGTTTTAGGAGGAAAATTTATGAAAAAACAAAATTTTAAGAAGGAGGCGACAATATGGTACAGTATGCAGATGAATCATTCTGGAAATTTCCTCATGAGTTACTAAATGAAAAAGGTGTAACCAAAACAATGGAAAGAATCTATGTTGCTCTCCTTGATATGCGTAAAACAGCAGATGAAGCTATTACAATCTCTACTAATCACCTTGCGAACAAAGTAGGCTGCTGTCCTAAAAGCGTTATCAATGCTGTCAAACGCCTGATTGAGATGGGTCGTCTCCAGAAAAAGGAAAAGAAATCCAGAACTGAAATCAATTCCTTTTTCGTGATTTCATCTTTACCAATAGGGAAGAAAAGAAAATCAGTACCCAAAGAACAGCCTGCTCCGTCTGCTGAACCGGAACAGATTCAGCCAGAACCTGAGAAACCTAAAAAGAAAAAGTATGGAAATTATGGGCGTGTCCGTCTGACAGATGAAGAATATAGCAGTCTGATTGCCGACTTCGGAGAGGAAAAAGTTTCGGAATACATTCAGAAGGCTGATGATTACAGCAAAGACAAGAACAGGTGGTATAATAACAATGCTCAAACTATCAGGCAATGGCTCGAAGAAGATAAAGATAAACCCAGTAAAAACAATGCAAGACGCAGTAGCTACACACCAACAAAAATGCGTCCCGGCAAAACTTACTATAATTTCCACGGAAAAACTTATCGTGACCTGATAGAAGAACTTCCGGAAGAACAAAGGGCAAAATATTATCAAAAAGTTTTCCCTCGTCAGCTCGATGAAGTGGCAACTATGCCGTTAGACAGATTGCTGGAAATCAATGAATATGAAATAGTTGCCAATGAACTTCAGGATAATTGGCATCCTGCTCCAGAACCTGAACCGAAACCAGAGCCGGAAAAAGAAGCTGTTCCGCCTCCGCCAAGCAGTTATGAAATGACCGATGAAGAAATCAGCACCCTTCTGGACAAATTAGATTTAAATGTAATTTACAGCAAAAAATTACATCCGTTGTTCCATTGTTCGCCCGGTGAACTGCTTGACCTTGCAAGGAAATGGAAGGCATATAAAGGCTTGTAACCTCTCTGCAAATGAATATCGAAAAAAGGCTGATGAAAATCGGTCTTTTCGTGTTGTCCGGATTTCCGAAAAACTGATAAAATCAAACTGAACATATCAAAATATAAATTCTTTGCCTGAATTTTTGGCAGAGAATTTCTTTTTTTATACTGAAACTCCATGTCAACTTATGTAAAAATTACATAATATTTTTATATCAGCTTATGTAAAAATTCTATATCTCTTATGTAAAAATTCCATAACGCACACATATATATCTTATTTTCAGATTATTATTTCAGAATGTGTTGTAACACGACACAACAAAAATATAAAAATCAAAAGTACACCATTTTGAATACTTTCAAGACGGCGTACCCTCAAGGTGTCTCTGTGTGTCCTCTGAAAAGTATGTCAAGTAAGTTTAATCTTGTATCTTGACATATTTCAGGGAATGTGTTACACTTAGTTAAGAGGATTTTGAAAGGAGATGCCAAACAATGGAAGATAAAAGAAAGACCTACATCGGTTATGTCCGGGTATCAAGTGTTGACCAGAACGAAGCTCGACAGTTGAAGGCTCTGGAAGACTTTGGACAGCCGATACATAGAATCTTTATGGATAAATGCAGCGGCAAGGATACTAACCGACCAGAGTTTCAGAAGATGATGGAGTATGTCCGTGATGGAGACGTTGTTGTTGTCTGCGAATACTCAAGACTTGCTCGGAGCAGTACTGACCTGTTGCGAACAGTCAAGGAACTACAGGACAAGGGTGTTGAGATTGTCAGCCTTCGGGAACGTTTAGATACAACAACACCAGAAGGGCGATTCATGTTGACTGTATTTGCTGGATTAGCTGAATTTGAACGTGAAATCATGAGAGAACGCCAGAAAGAGGGCATTGCTATTGCCAAAGCACAAGGAAAGTTCAAGGGCGGTAAGCCAAAGCCTATTGACATGGAGAGGTTCAGAGCCGAATGTAAGAAGTGGAGAGCAGGAGAACAGACTGCTACTGCCGCAATGAAGAATATGGATATGAAACCGAACCGATTTTATAGAAAAGTGAAAGAGTTTGGCTTATGACATACACATATGCGTATACACATATGTGTATGTGCATGAATCAGATTGACTTTTGTCCAGATTTTTGATAAAATAATAGCAACATTTGTATTATAATGGAGGAAATAAAAAATGAACGAAAATTTTGTTGAAGCAGAACATGGATGGCATAAGGCACATGCGAAAGGCTATAATAAGCATAAACATACATATACAACAGAGTATTGCCGTTCTACAGGATTACCAATGTTTTCTAAGAAAAATTTTCCGGACATGGAAAGTGAATACTTATACACTCGTTCCAGAGCTGAAAAGGAAGCTGTTGTGATTGATACTGTACAGGTTTGTGGCTGGTATCGTGTCATGTATGGATATGTTCCGGTATATGGTCTGAAGTCGTTTGAGGGTCTGACAGATTCGGAATTCCGAAAATCTGTCTCTTCGTTTGTCAGATACAATCATCCAGATTTACTAAATGTACTGCTTGACTCTGACAGAAGTCTCTCTCTTATCGGAAAATCCATTGACAAACTGCTTGATATTGCAGTGCGGAAGGAAGCACATCCGTGTTATTTGATATTGCTTAACTGGAAAAATGAACACGGCTTATACAAAAATCCGCTGGATAAGCTGAAATTATGAGGTGATTCCATGAAAGAATTCAACATTACAGGGACTTGCTACCCTGAAAAGCATTACATGGTGAATCTGGACAGCAGGCTTGCTCAGATAAAGCAGTTAGTAGATGAAGGAAAATATTTTTCAATCAATAAGGGCAGACAATATGGAAAGACAACAACACTTTTCGCATTGGAGAAACACTTGACTTCAGAATATCTTGTTATCAGCCTTGACTTTCAGTCTCTTAGCTGCTCTAATTTTGAAAATGAAAGTACTTTTGTTTCCGCTTTTTCAGGGGAATTGCTTGACTGGTGTCCTGATATGAGTAAATCCGTAAGGGAACAGCTTCAGAAACTCAAAAAAAACAAGCAGAATCATTATCTTTTGTTAGATTTATTTGCTGTGATTCATGAGCTGTGCAAGGAATCAAAGAAGCCAGTTGTTTTGATAATTGATGAGGTGGACAGTGCTTCTAATAATCAAGTATTCCTTGACTTTCTGGGACAGCTTAGACGATACTATCTGAACAGACAAAAAAGACTGACTTTTCAATCGGTCATTCTTGCCGGAGTGCATGACATTCGCAATCTGAAGCTGAAAATCAGACCGGATTCAGAACATAAGCATAACAGTCCGTGGAATATTGCTGCTAAATTTGATGTAGATATGAGTTTCTCACCGGAAGACATTGCCGGAATGCTGAAAGAATACGAGTCAGACCATCAGACAGGCATGAATATTTCGGAATTATCTGCACTCATCTATGAATACACTTCCGGCTATCCGGTTCTGGTATCACATATCTGTAAAATTATAGATGAGGAATTATCTGTCTGGAACAGAGAAAGTATCGTGAAAGCTGTCGGCATGATTATCTCCAGCAAGACAACGCTGTTCGAGTCGCTGATGAACAAGCTCGAAGATGATGACGAGCTGAAAGAAAGTGTGTATTCTGTACTGATGAGCGGTGAAAGACTGGCATACAATCCGGATGATGCTTCCGTTGACCTTGCTCTGATGTATGGTTTTGTCAAAGTGACTGACGGCAATGTGCAAATTGCGAATCGTATGTTTGAAACAAGAATCTATAATGCATTTCTGACTTCCAGAAAGATGCAGAAGACACCAATCTATAAAGCCGGAGAAACAGACAAACCTGAATTCGTCAGCAACGGTCATCTGAATATGGAATTAATTCTGGAGCGGTTCAGTCAGGTCTATATCAATCTGTACGGAGAACATCCAGAAGATTTTCAGGAACATGAAGGACGGAAATTATTTCTGCTTTTTCTCAGACCAATTATCAACGGCACGGGAAATTTTTACATTGAAGCCGAAACAAGAAATCGCAGAAGAACAGATGTTGTTGTAGATTACTTGGGTGAACAGCATATCATTGAAATGAAAGTATGGCATGGTGAAAAATATCATGCTGAAGGTGAACAGCAGCTCGCTGACTATCTGGATTATCATCATCTGAAAAAAGGTTATCTTCTGACTTTCAACTTTAATCAGGAAAAAGAAACTGGAATAAAACATGTGCAGTTTGGTGACAAAGAATTGATAGAAGTAACCGTGTAAAATTTTGAGAAATCAAACCCAGCAAGCAAGGGTATCGGTATTACTTTTCTGATTTGTTCACAAATCAGAAAGCCACCTATACCACAACTTGTTAGGGAAAAATTTCCCTAAGACCCTTGTGAGAAAAAATATTTTTTCAGAGAATTTTTTTCACTCACTTCTGAAAAAAATATGATAAGGGTTTCAGGGATTTTCCCTGACAGGCAAGCAGAGAAAGTGAACAAATTTTCAAATTTGTGGCACTGTTCTGCCGTGCTTGCTGGTTTTGTTTCGTCTGATTTTTTCAGCCTGAAAACTTTACCAGCAAGCAAGTACTTTGTGGTAACAAGTCACCGCAAAGCACAATTTTTTCTCAGGGAAAATTTCCCCGAGTCCTTGTTAAATGAGTTTTGGAAAAAGTAAAGGTGTAACAAGATATGCTTTGTCTGTTGGAAGTATCCTATAACTTGTTATAGGACGGCAGTGAAAAGAATCATTTCTGCATATCAGAGAACATCAGCATATCCAATCCTTTTTTGTGTTTTCGCTGAATGGTTCTGCAGTCATAAAACATAGCTTCTGCAATCTGGTCATTGGTTTCATAAGCAAGATATTTCCGGAGAAAGATATTTCGGATTACTTCATCAGGTATTGTAAGAATAACCTGTCGGATTTCTTCACGGATTCCTGCAAGCTGAATCAGTTCTGTTTTCACCTTGGACTGAGTTTCTTTCACACGCTGGTACAGTTCAGAGCAGTCTTCATTAAATGGTTCAATTTCCTGAATTGTTAGTGTATCTCTTTTCTGCAAAGTTCGCAGAGTGGAGAGTGTTTGTTCTGCTTGTTCAGCACGGGAAAGCCAATCTATTTTCTTCTGCTGTTCATTTGTCATAAACATTCACCTCATCTGATTGGTATGTAACCCGTGAAGAATCACGGGAAAATCATTCAGCAGTCAGAGTTCCGGAGAAAGTTTTTCCGTCCATTGTGACAGATGCGATGATAGAATCTTCTTTCGTTTCAGGTTCTTCAATCAGGGCGACTTCTTTTGATGTCAGAAGTTCATTGACAACTTTCTGAACGGCTGCATAATCATATCCGGCAGCAGTCAGACGCTCTTTTCTGTCCTGACCTGTTCCCCACTTGTCGGCAAGGACTTCTTCGGCGATTTCCTGCACGGACTTATCAGAATTTTTTGGAGTAGTCACGCTGATGAAGTCGTTATAGAACCGCATCGCCTGATTATATCTGTAAGTCTGAACGCTTGTCCCCTGATTCGCTGGTGATTCGTAGCTGAACAACACGTTGTTCGATGCCGTTCTAACTTCGTTTGTTGTGCAGAGTACTTTCCAGACGGAAGCATAGCCGGACTGCAATTCTTTGATGAGAAAGTCTAACTGCATGTCCAAATCTCCAATAGAACAGTTCCTTTCTTTGGCGAATTTCAGCAGAGCTTCTTTGCGTGTCCAGAAAGTCCATTGAGCCAGACCATAACCAGCACAGTCACGGACAAAATTTGTATACTTGCCTGAATCGACAGCAGCAGTATAGCTTTCATCAGAGTAGCCAAGAGATTTTTCATAGGTCTGCTGTAGATTTTTTGGATTGAGTGCCGATTCTGCATACAGGTTTCCCATCAGTCCGGCTACTCCGGCGATAGTCATGCCTGCTGCAAGACATTTTTTCCAGATTGTTTTTTCATTCATAATGCTATCCTTTCTCATTTAGAAATTGGCGGCAATATCAAGATTCCGTTCAATCCAAATGCCGTTACAGTCCATAATAAAACATTTATCAGCCTGATACAAAATATAGCAGCAGCTTCCGGCAGACAGATGCCAGCCCGGAAAATCTTCTGCTGTTGGCAGGTCAGTTACATCGTTTGCTACAATCTTTGCAAGAACCTGCCACTTATCATCAGACATTTTACGGATATAATCTGCTGCTATGATTTGTGCATTGGTCAGTTCTGCCCAGTCAGAACCAGCTTTCTCGTCTTCAAGCAGTTTCTGAATCTCACTGACTGAAATTGCATTTGCAATTAGAGCATTCCGAAGCTGTGTCAGCAAAGTTTCATTCCGACTCTGTGGAGATAAAACTTTTTCTAAAGTAGTGTTATCAGCCATAAAATCACAACCTTTCTGAGAAATGTGTTTTGCTTTTTGTAATCAGAAACGCAATATGATACTGATTTTGCGTTTCTATTTATTGCTGTCCTGATTTTCATTCCGGAGTTGTTCAAGAGCCTTCTTTAAAATTTTCGGCAGCGGCATTCCTGCTTTGCCGACATTCTCTAAAATGGAGATGCCTTCATTAGCTATATAAAATCCAATGACAGCGTTTCGGCAGGCAGAACCATCAATGCAAAGAACCATTGTATCAAGAATATTCGCAACAATAACAATTATCAGAATTAAACCTTTTTTGAGAAAACCAGCATAGCCGACTTTGCTGGACAATCCTTTTCCGTTTTTGATACTGAGTGCCATGCCAGTAATGCAATCCAGCATCATAAACCATAACAGTGCTTTCAGCAGACCATCCAGACCGCCAAAAGCAAGACCGGCAAGCATACAGGTTAAAGAAACCAGCCACTTGATAAAATCATTCATAAATGTTTCCTCATTTCATTGATAGCGTCTAAAACTTCCCATCTCTCCAATAGTAGCAGGTCACGCCTTGCTTTCAGGCGTTCATACTCCATAGTACGGAGATTGTTATTTTCAAGCTCACAATTCAGTTTTCTGATTTTTTTGCTGATTTTGTAATATTGAACCTGATATTCCTGCAATAAATCTTCCATACCTTATTCTCCCGTGCGGCTATTGAGCTTGAGTAATTATGATTTTATTTATCCCATCTTTGACCCAGATAAGCTCCGAACCCATATATATACGCTTTGCAGGTATGCTTCCGATCATGATCGTCAGCGGATTGGTGATCACAGGAGCTTCCTTGATATACGGGAATCCGAAATTGGTCTCATCAGAGAATGCCCAGATCGTCTTAACTTCTGACAGATCAGCCTGTAATGCTAATCCGGTATTAGATATGAACGGCAATCCGAAATTGGTCTCATCAGAGAATGCCCAGATCGTCTTAACTTCCGACAGATCAGCCTGTGAAGCAAGTCCTGCATCTGAAATAAACGGAAATCCAGAATTTTTGTCATCATCCTGCGACCAGTATTCATCAATCCATGACATAAAGTCACCCCTTTACGGCAGAAATCCGATTTCAGTCAGATACGCCTGATCTTTCAGCTGTGCGGCCGTTAAGGTTATAAGTGAAGAGGCAGGCGTATAAGTTCCGGTCTGATTCTGAACCATAAGCAATATTTTATTCAAAGTGCCGCCGCTGGTAATCGTAATGTCACTTTGTCCGAAATCCGGATTGACAAATGCAAAATAGGAATATGATGATGAGCTGAGTGTAAGCTGTAGCGGAGAACTGCCGAATTCCGGATTTTCAAGAATCACCCCTGTTCTGATCGCCGTACTGAATATTTTTGCGAAACCAACAGCATTGCGGATGATGAAATTTGAATAAGATACCGGACCTTGGACAAACGGACTGCCCGAAGTGTTAATTGATGTTATCTCAGACGTAAAATCAACCGCGACATTAGTCAGATTTACATACTCTGTGCTGAAATAGTACGCAACAGAGTCCTGATAAGTGGCACGAACGGAAAATTTACAGTTGTTGACATTAGTGTAATTGTTCCGTGTTCCGGCATTAATAAAACAAGCGGCCGTTGAAACAGGAAATTTGTGTTCACAATTTTTAAAAAACAGTTTTCGTAAAGTGATGCCTCCTGAACTTCTGATAAAGTTTGTCGCATAGACAGTGATACCTTCGATGATTTTCAACTCATCGGCATAGAGTTCTTTACAGTTTATCGTAAGTGTCGAAATTTCCCCAGTATAGTTTTCATCATCAGCGGCATCAATATCAGCGATCACTTTCACATACGTGTTGCTTGTCGCTATGCATTCCAATAAATCAGTAAGATTTGATACTAAATACGGGTCTTGTTCCGTGCCTGTTCCTGTATACATATCAGTTCTGCTCCCTTCTGATGATATAGATCGTCAGCGGATCTGGATTCTCAATTGCATCGTATTCAGCCTGTGTCAGAACAGTGGCTGATCTGAAATCCGTATATGTTACAACGGTTTTCGTATCGGGAAGATCAGGCAATGTGTAAAGTATGCCATCATAATAGCCCTGACTGCCATTTACAGCACTCAGCGAGCCTGTCTGACTGTACCCGTGCACAGTTTCTTCCGGACATGTGATGCCATGCAGAAGCATTTTTGCATGAGAACCGGCAGAAATGCCGATACCCTCTCCGTTTTCTGTATCTTTTGTGTAGCCTTTAAAAATACAGTTATTGGCATTCAGACTGCCTGTGACATGAAATCCATATCCGTTTAAATCACCAAGCCCATAGAAAGTGCATTCTGTGAAGTTTCCGCCTGTATGACCGCCGTATGCATTCTTTCCGGATGCCATGAAAACACTTCCGGAGACATGAGAATTCAAGGCCGATACACCATAAACAGATGCCTCATCCGTACCGGCTACAGTAATGTCACAATCTGATATACCTGAATTCTGATCAGCCATCACACCCCATAAGGCATTATCTGAGGAAAAATCAGTACTGCATCTGATCAGTCTGCTTTCAATCAGATGCCAGCAGGTGATATAAATACCTGTTCCGGACAGACTGCCATAGAGATGACAATCCTCGAAAATGGCATTATTTCCGGAAATCAGATTCATCATAGTATTCTCGGTAGTATTCTCGGCTGATGCTGTCAGATCAGGATAGCGTACAGTCAGCCCCCTGACAGTACAGTTCCGGAAATATCCGAACTGACAGGACTTTGCATGAATCAGGGTACAATCTGTAAAGTCAATCGTAATATCCAAATCGCCTGTATTCTGATAAACAATGCTGTATGATTCATCGTCAACAGTTGTTGTTGTATCATCAGCACCGAAAGTTCCGACAACTCTGACTGTCCCTGAGTTCCGGTGTGTCTGCTTCCAGATTTCAATAAATGCCGGGAGTGCAGTATTATCAGTTGCTTCATTGCAATGATAACAGTCGTCATCCAGATCATCAAGTATGGTTTCCAGCTCTCTGACCTTTTCAAATCCGATGATTTTTCCGCATATTGCAGAATCGTTCCGTTCATCTCCGATGTCATTCTGTGTGACTGCTGTCTGTCCAGCCCATACCATGATATATGCAAGGGAAATTTCCCAGATATTTTCGTCACGCTGTAAAGTCGGAAGCACGGGAGCTTCTCCGGCCGTTCCACGTCTGACAGCGAGTTCCATAGTCCGGAGTGTCTTGTTCAGCCGGAGAACAATCCTGTCAGCACGATTCAGAATAATATCTGACTGATCAAGTGTCAGATAAACATCTGTATCGCTGTGAATCCATTTTCGACCGATAAAGCCCCATCCGGCAGAAATTTTTACAGTCATGCCGGAACTTTCACTTACCTGAAATGTGCTTTCCGGTTCTGCCATGACTCCATCAGGAATCAATGCTTCAAAAAAATTGGAAATATCATCAGCACTGTATTTTCTGTCACCATCGACAGAATCAAAAAATCCATATGTGATTGCCATTAAATCACCTTCCATTCTGAAAATGTCGGAATCAGCCTGTAGCCCTCAGCATCCTCAACCTCTGTGATTTCAGTCACAACAGCTGTTCCCTGTATGCCGTACTCATTGATAACAGATACCTTGTCACCGAGGTTATAGTCAATCCCGAACCGGTACATATCTGTATTGAGAATTTCGCCACTGAATTCCCTTGTTTCCTTAGAATTTTCTCTTTCTTCCTTTGCTTGCTGTGACAGAACGGCGTCATATTCTTCCGGTGTCAGTTCGCCGTCATCCGTTTTAGAAGAAAGATTCCGGGCATCCAGCCATTTTTCACGCAGGGAAAGCCCAGTTCCCGTGCTGGTATCGTAGGAAGTAATAATTATCCTGTCTCTGCCTTCTCCTTCTCCGGCAATTGTGACAGAATTGAAATTTGTGGTTCTGTCCAAAACATAGCTTGTACTGCCGATATTCTCAAATTCAGGAGAAAACAGCACATAAGAATTTTCTGTCTGATTCAGGCTTCTGTCCGTACTTTTGTAAATATCAAAAGTAAAATATTCTCCGTCGAACGTCAGGCGAAAACCGTATTGATACAGTGTACAGACATCTGAAATAGTTTCCAGAAGATTCTTGCCTGTCACTTGCTTGTCTATTGTTTCTGTATAGTTATGCACCTCTGCGAGTTTTATCAGCTTAAATCCTCTCCGTCTTGAATTTGGCTGTATGAGATTCAGACCGACCAGACGGCGGAGGAAGATTTCCGCAGTTCCCCTGTAAGAGAACATGGACGGAATGATTCTTCTTCCGAGCAGTCCTTCAGAAGAACAGCCGGAAATAATCAGATGGTCGCCGTCTTCAGGGTCTGTTGTCAGTTCTATCCGTTCGGGAATCATGGAAGTATCTGTATCGTCTCTTGTGATGAGTGTTTCATTTTCAGAAAACAGTTTCAGCAGTTCCGCATCAGCACGGAGATAAAGTTCAAATTCTCCTGCCTGACTGAAGCGCTGTACCCAGATAACAGATTCTGCATAATCTATCACAAGTGTTTTCTGAAATTTCTGTCCGTCGTATTTCCAGATATACAGATTCATTCAGACACCTCCGTAAAGCTCGACAGCCGTGAACTGAATTTTTACTTTGCTTGTATCACTCGCTGTAAACGTGAAATCGTTTGCGCCGACTGCAAGCTGAATCCATGCAGAACCGGCTTTCATGCTGCTTAAAAGATTGATAGTTTCGCCGTTCCGGAATACGGAAACGCTCTTTTCCCTGCCTGATTTTGTGTTAATCGTGATAATATCATTTTCCTGAAAAGCATAGTCCAGACCGAAAAACTGCTGTGTCGCTGTGTTGTAGATGTTCAATTCTGATACATCTCCGGAAATCTCAATTGTGATGATGCATCCGCAGGGAATATCGCCGCCGTTCACGAGTGTGCAGAGTGACAGGTTTCTGATTTCAGAAAGCGGAATCGGTTCATTGACTTCTATTGAAAACGGAAATTCAAACATTTTCGTAATCTTTGATAATTCCGCCTGCAGCATATTCAGATTCTCAAAATATGGTTTCGGGCAGATAATCGAAATCTGAATTTCTTCCCGTTCCGTGAAGATGCCGCCGTCTATGACTTCCACATAGCCTTCAATCCGGACATTCCGGTTTTTATTTTTATAGAATACCGTGCAGGCAGTCTTTGCCGGAAATATCCGGTAAAGCTGCTGACGGTTTGTTTCGATGTCTCCCATCAGCCGGAGTGTGATGACAATGTTCCGCTTCTGGATTCGTGCAGAATTGAACAGTTCGCCGTCGCCTGTTCCGGTGCTGGTATGAATGTCTGCTGCCGGGCGGAGCAGACCGCTGACATCAGTAACGATATAGTTCGCCGTGTCATTGGTCAGCTCGAAGGTTTCACCTTTGGTGTTCTGAATCCGGAGCGAAAACAGGGGAACAAACATAAAATCACACTTTCTTTGCCATTCTGAAAAGATTTTTGCTCTGCCGGTACTGGTCAAATCTGCTGAGTGCCTTCGGGCTGTTGTTGGTCTGGTTGAAGGTCTGACTGTTGTCTGTCGAGTAGTAATTGTTGACAATTGCGCCGCCGGAAGTTCCGGAAGGCTTATTTTTAAACGGATAATCAAAGTCCGTATCCAGTGAAATTTCCATCATTTCAGAAACACTCTGCACAGCTTTTTCCAGAATTTTTCTGTTTTTCAGCAGTCCGGAAGCAAGTCCCTTCATAAAGTCCGGCATCCAGCTTTCAAAATCTGTCAGAGGTCCCTTGTCGGGAACAGAGAAATGCAGATATTCATGAATCACATTTGCAACAGCAGAAACTGTATTTATCAGATTTCCCATCTGATAATTGATGCCGTTTATCAGGTTCTGCATCATGTCATAGCCCCAGTACCAAGACAAATTGACCTGAGTTCTGATATAACTGCCTGCATTGTTCATGCCGTTCCAGATGATATTCTGCAGTCTGTTCATCTGATTGCTGACTGCTGTCAGTGAGTCATTCAGGGATTTCACTGCCGTATTGCTGATACCCGTCCATAATGACGAAGAATCTGCCTGTACAGCACTCAGCGACTGTTTATTAAAGTTTCTGATACCGTTCAGAGAACTCCGGATAACAGAATCAATCTTCTGCATGGATTTTGTTGTTTTTGCTGTCAGAGAGGTAAACGCCTCAGACAAGAGACTGTGTGTCAGGTCAGAAATCGCCTTGCCGCATGATTTTACTGCATTTTCAATAGTTCCCTGTCCGGAGAAAATACCGTCAGCCAGACCGCCCATAAAGTCAGGCATCCAGCTTGAGAAATCTGCAAGAGGTCCCTTCTCCGGTTCTGAGAAATGCAGATACTCCCAGATTTTTTCGCCGACATTTTCGGCAGCATCTGCAATCTTTCCGATACCGCTGAAAATACCGTCAACCAGATTGCCGATAACATCAGCACCCCAGTCTTTGGCAGAGTCAATCACGCTTGCCAGACCGTCTCCAATTTTGAAAAATACCTCTTTTCCGGCTTCCCATACTGTGCCTAAGTTATCAAGCAAGGATACTACAACAGCAGAAATGATTTCCGGTGCAAGGCTTGCAATCGTATTGAGGATTTCGTCTGACTTGTCAATCAGAGCGACCAGCAGCCGGAATCCGGCATCTACAATAGCAGGAAGATTGCTTAATACCGCATCCAGAATCGCCGTGATAATATCCGGAATGACTTCTATAATACCCTCGATAATTTCCGGAAGAGCGTCAACCAGAGCTGTCAGCAGAGTGATTCCGGCATCAATTATCGCCGGAACACGTTCCAGAAGACCGCCGACAAGACTGGTAATGATAACAGGCAGAACAGCCAGAAGTCCGGTAATGATTTCCGGAAGAGCGTCAATCAGTGCGAGGAACAGCGTCAGACCTGTATCAATTATCATATCGATACTGGATAACAAGCCGTCTGCAAGCTGCCTGATTAAATCCGGAAGGACTGCAAGCAGTTCCGGCAGAGCTTTCAGCAGACCGTCAGCCAGAGCCATTATCAGCGACAATGCAGATTCCACTATCAAGGGCAGATTTTCGGCAATACCGGTAATGAGATTCTGAATCAGGTCAACGGCTACATCGAAAATCAGCGGGATATTTTCTTTCAGACCGTTTGCAAGTGTTGTGACAATCTCCGTCACTACAGGAATCAGTTCCGGCAGCAGCTGCATGATGCTGGTTGTCAGAGCTGTGATAAGGTCGAGTGCTGCACTTACAATCAGGGGCAGACTGCGGATAAAGCCCTGAATCAGTCCGGTAATCAGCGTAACAGCTACATTTGTGAACTGCGGAAGGGTCTGCATCATTGCAGAAAGTATCGTCCCCATGATGGTCATGATTTTCGGCAGGATATTCCTCAGCTGTACAGAAATTGTTGTCATCAGATTGACAATTGCACTTTTCAGCACACCTTCCGCGCCGTCCTTGCCCTCAATTACTCCGGTCAGGGCAGGGAGCAGCTTGTTTGTCAGGGACTGCACCACTTTCCGGAGAGGACGGTCTAAGCCGTCGAAGATAGCCTCCTGCAATCCGGAAAATGCGGATTTCATCAGTGTGACATCTCCGGCAAGATTATCCAGCTTGACTTTTGCCATTTCTTCCGCTGCACCGTCACAGTTGTAGATAGCATCAGCCAGTTTGCTGTAATCTTCTGTAGAAGCATTGATAAGGGAAAGCATTCCGGCAACATTCTGCTTGCCGAAAATGATAGCGGCATTCTTGAGCTGTTCCGCTTTGGTAAGACCATCCTCTGACTGCTCTACTTCTGACAGGATTGTATCATAGTCTTTCAAATTGCCTTCGCTGTCAAACAGTTCCGCACTGCAATCGCCCAGAGCCGAACGGAGAATGTCCACCATTTCACCGAGTGATTTCATGTTTCCGGCTTCGTCAGCAAATACCGACTGCCCCGCTACTGTCTGGATTGTTCCCTGCTGTGCCTGTGTCAGAGCGTCCTGTGCTTCTGTCAGATGCCTTTCAGCAGTCTGCATGTTAATCAGGGCAGTCTGTGCCTGTTTGGAACTGTCTCCATATTTGGCAACGGCAGAATTATAGGCAAGCTGTGTTTTTTCAAGTGCCGCTGTCTTGTCGGCTACTTTTGACTGTGCTTTTGTGATTGCCTCATCATCGAATACTCTGGTAGTTTCGCTTGCAATCAATCCTAATTGCGACATTGCCGCCGCCTGCTGTTTGGTCGGCTTTACCAGATTGATGATGCCGTTTCTCAGCATACTGCCAGCCTGCTCGCCTTTGATTCCGGCGTTTGCCATTGTGCCGAGTGCAATCGCCAAATCCTTTGTATTCTTAGCCGCCTGTTCTTCATCTTTGCTCATTGAGCCAATGATAGGAGCGGCATATTTGAACGACTCGCCGAGCATTCCGACATTGGTGTTTGCATTGGAAGAGGCAGCGGCAAGAATATCAGCATATCCGGAGGCATCTTCCGCCTTCAGCCCTAACGCTGTCATGCTGTCGGTGACAATATCGGCAACCGTGCCTAATTCTTCACCGGAGGCGGCAGTCAGGTTCATGACAGGCTCAAGAGCCGCAACCTGCTGTTCAGACTTCCATCCAGCCATAGCCATATATGTCAGGGCATCGGCGGCTTCGGAGGATGAAAATGCTGTTGTCCGACCCATTTCTTTGGCTTTTTCGGTCAGCATTTCCAAATCGTAGGAGGCTTTTGATGTCGGGTCGTGCAGTTCTTCCATGGAGTAACCCAGAGTAGCTACCACGCCGGACATCTTGCTTTGCAGTTCCGAACCCGTTTCGATTGTGGAAGTCGTGAACTCTTTCAGCTTGTCGATACCGATTTGCAGGGCATTGGATGCAAGATTTCCGACAAAAGTTCCGACAGCAACGGCAGCGGATGAAATTCCTCCGGATGCCTTTTCGGAAGTTTCGCCGACTTCCTTGACGGTCTTATCAAACTTATCAGCAGAACTTTCCGCTTTCCGGAGTGCGGATTCTTCGGAGTCGATTTCTCCGGAAAGATTCTTGACCTGTTTTGCAAGGTCTTTCGCCTCTTTGGAGTTCTTGCCGTATGCTGCAACAGCATTGACATATTCAGATTTCAGCTTGTCAAGTTCTGATTTCTGGTCTTTGAGCCGTTCCGTCAGGGTCTTTTCTTCTGCCGTGACATCATGAGCGGCTTTTTCCACGCTTTCGAGCTGAGACTTATTTTCTTTCTGCTTTTGGCTGAGAGCCTGAATCTGGCTTGCAAGGGCTTTCGCTTCGTCGGAGTCTTTGCCCTTTTCGAGAACGGCGTTCTTGTATTCTGCATTCAGTTTATCAAGCTCTTTATCCTGTTCAGAAATCTTCTGTTTCAGCTTATCCAATGCTGTTCCGGCAGATGTTTCCGTGTTCCGGAGTTCGCTGGCGGCTTTTTCGGCATCTTCGAGCTGAGACTTATTTTCTTTCTGCTTTTGGCTGAGAGTCTGAATCTGGCTTGCAAGGGCTTTTGCCTCGTCGGAATCTTTGCCCTTTTCGATAACGGCGTTCTTGTATTCCTGATTGAGTTTATCAAGCTCTTTATCCTGTTCAGAAATCTTCTGTTTCAGCTTATCCAATGCAGTTTCTGACTGATTTTCAGCAGATTGCAGTTGTTTCAGACTTTGTTCTGTCTCGATGATTTCACGCTGTAAAGAATCGTACTGCTGTGGGGAAACAGGATTTCCAAACTCATCAGAAACCGCTTTTGCCCTGTCTTTCAGGCTTTGCAGATTTTCCTCTGTACTCTTGATTTTATCCTGTAGCTTGTCGTACTGTTCCTGCGTGATTTCGCCACTGGAAAGCTGTTGTTTCGCCTTTTCATCCTGTGTTTTCAGTTTTTTCAGGTTCTCGATGGTCTTGTCGATTTCCTGCTGAATCGGTTCATACTGCTCTTTCCATGCGCTGTAGTTGTCTTTTGTCTGTGCCGCCTGTTCACTGGCGGTTTTCAGCGTTTCAAGCCGTTTTTCTGTATCAGAGACAGCTTCCGTCAAGAGTTTCTGTTTCTGTGCAAGCAGTTCCGTGTTGGTTGGGTCGAGTTTCAGCAGACGTTCAACATCTTTTAAGTCTGTCTGTGTCGATTTGATATTCTTATCAACCTGAGCTAATGCCTTTGATAAGCCTGTGGTATCGCCGCCGATTTCGACTGTAAATCCCTTAATCCGTTTGGATGCCATGAAGTATCACCTAAATCATTTCTGTTTCGGTCAGAATTATATCAAAATCCCCGTCAATCATAGATTCCAGTTTTTCCATTGCCTGCTCCGGAGAATCAGCATCTTCGATTTCAATCCGGTGCTGACCGGAAGTTTCATACAGATAGCAGTAAAAAATATATCTCATTTTCCGTCACCTATCAGAAATTATCGAAGTCTGCCTGTGTCGCTTTATAATCATATTTGAAATCATCATTATCTTTTTCAATAAACATGTCGTCAATCATGCCGATTGTCAACAAATCAAGCTCGGTCATTGACAGACCGAGCTGTTTACACCTTAAGAGGAAAAGCGGCGTGGTCATTTCCCTGTCAATCGGGCGATGTTTTTTTTTGATTCTGCCTGCTGTTCCGTGTTCAGATTCCAGAGTTCCAGCAGTTCCGGAAGAATTTCATAAATACTGAATACGCTGAACTGTTCCAGCCATTCATCCGGAGATTCCGGAACACCGTCCGGGTCAGCGTGCTTTGCCATAATGAATGAAATATTTTCAAACATTTCCAGATTTTCGATACTGAGAGAAGAAAACATGATTTCGGCGTTTTCTTCTGATTTTTCCGGATTCTCCGTCTTTTCGGAATCTTCATCAATGGATTCTTTCTTTTCAGAATTTTCATCAATGGAGTCTTTCATAGCCTTGTGCAGTGCAATGAAATCCCTGAAAATATCCCTCCGGAATTTTGCACGGTACAGACGGGGAACAGTTGCACTCGCACGGAACGGCACGTCCATGCCGTCAATCCTGATATTTTTAGTGATAGCCATGTGCAGCACTCCTTACGGGTCAGATGGGTCGGGAATTTCCGTAAATTCAGGGAAATAGACACCTGTGTACCAGTCATCATAGACAGTGCTGTCCGTGGAAGGTACAGTTCTGGATTTGACAAGACCGGAAGGCAGGGGAACGACTTTCAGGGAAAGCGTATCGGTCTGCGGTGTTTTGGTGTCTTCCGTGGTGCTTCCGTTCATGGCAGGTCTGGTCGCACTGCATCTGTAGGCAACATGACGAACATGATTCTTATCGCCGTCAAATTCCCAGAACAGCGCAAATTCTGATGTCTCTGCATCGCTTCTTTCCACGAGTACACCTTTGTTGTCGAGTTTTTCGCCGAGAATATCAATTGCAAAAATCTGGGGAATCAGTGCAATTTCAAGCTCACCCTCGTAGCCGGAATTACTGCCGATGACATAATAGACAGTATCATCTGCATAGAAATTCTCGTTTTCGCCGCTGGCATCCAGTGAGAGATTGACCGCACCGGGAACGGATACAGGGGCGGCGTAAGTCGGTGTCGTGCCATCGGCAGACCAACTCAGAATTTTTGCATAATGCACGTTTTTCAGACCAAATTTGACCTTGTTTTCAGGCATATTCAGACCTCCATCTCATAAATCACTTCATAGAGTTTTTCAGAATCTATGAAAGTTTCTTCTTTTGTGTAATAGATTTCATGCGCTGTCAGCACATCTTCAATGATTTGTTCTGCCTCTGGTGACTTCAAATCTGTGTAAAGCTCGACAGCAAGCCTTTTCGACTTAAAATACATCAGATTGTCGGCCGAGAAAGTGTTTTCACCGGGTGACAGGAACAGCAGAAACGGTGGGTCAGGGCTTTCGCCCTCTGCAAAATGATGATAGGCATAGGGCAGACCTGTTTCAGACATCATTGCATTGATTTCTTCATAGGTCATCATAACACCTTCTTTATCAGTTCTGTCAGGAGCTGTTCGCCGTGTTCTTCTGCCGCCTTGATATGCGGTTTCGGAGAAACATAGCCTTTACCGATAGTTCTGCCGCCCCTCCGGAGTGCGTGACCGTTTTCCAGCAGATGTGCTATCTGATATTTTCCGGCATGGACAGTGATATGCATGGCATGTCCTGTTTCTTCGGTCAGAGAAGTTTTCCAGCTTTTCGCATAGTCTCCGGTTTCTTTCGGAGAAGTCTGTGCAAGTTCTGCCTTGACGGAATTTGCCGTTTTCCGGACAGCTTTTTTCACATCAGCGTCCACTTTATCAGAATACTGATGCAGTTCCCGGACGATTGCCCCTGCCAAATCCTCAATGTCGATTTTGTTGGATTTTCTCCCCATATCATGCCCCTGCTTTCCTGAGTTCACATATGATTTCCAGATAATCTTTCTTTGTGAAATCCGGCTTGATTCCTGTGATGTTGTACTCCAAGCCCTGAAATCTGACCCTGTGCGCTGTTGTGGTCAGCACTCTGGTATCTGACGACTGACGGACTTTGAACACTGTCTGCTGGATTTCTTTTGTCACTCCGGCAGTGGTTTCCTCGGAAGATGCTGTCATCGAGTTCCTTATATATGCCTGCGCCCACACGGAATACAGCTTTTTCCATGTATTCCGGTGATTGCCGATGCTGTCAATGTCCGTCACACTGCCAAGAATATCAATCCGCTGGTTCATTCTGCCGATTTCCATCAGAAAGCACCTTCTCTCTGTGCAAACAGAAGATAGCGCAAATTCATAGTTAATTTGTGATAATCTGCATCGTTCCGGTTCTCGTACAGATACGACAGACAGAATTTAATTGCTGTATCTGTCGTATCTGATTCGGATTCCAGTTCTTCTTCAGTCATGCGCCCCACATCCATGACAAGTTTCTTTGCTGTCATAAGCAGGCGTGAAATCAGAGCATTTTCATCATCGCTGTCAACACGGAGATATTCTTTCGCCTCATACAGCGTAACAGCCATATCATCACGCTTTCATCTGCAAAACCTTGACAGCCTCCGGGAGAACAAGTTTGCCGTCAATTCTTTCCGATGCGATAAAGCCGACCTGTCCGTTCATCGCAAAGAGTTCATCCAAACGCTGGAAACTTCTGCCCTGACGGTCAGCAATCCAGTAATAGTTATAATCGCCGAAAATCAGGACTTTCTTTCCTGCGGCAATTTCCGGAACGTACTGAGAAGTGTAATAGGGGCGGCTCATAATCATATCCGGAATGTCGGCAGAGACTGACGGCTGCCAGAGGTAGTTCCCGTTGCTGTCTTTCAGTTTGCGGAGTGCCTTGACAGTGGCATCATTCAGAATCCAGCCTGCTCTTTTGCGGTACGGAGATTTCAGCGAGTAGTACAGCTCCTGTACATCATCAAAAGAAATGGCTGCTGCTGTTGTGGTATATCCTGTTCCGGCAGTTGTCAGCACGCCCGTCGGCTTTTTCACGCCGTCTCCGGCGATGAATGCCGCCTCTTCCGCCGCACCGATTCGACGGGCAAATTCTGCGGAGATATATGCCGGAATGTTGAAAACAGAATCATTCAGCAGTTCCTGAGAAACCTTGATAGCTGTACCGAGCTTGTAAGCGGACAGCGTTTCCTGACTGAATTCATCATCATCAAGCTGGTAAGCACCGCTTTCATCAATCCACTGCGCCTCGCCGTGGTCGGTGACAACAGGAATTTTTCTTTCTCCGGAATCAGTATGAATGACGTGTGCCAGTCCACGGAAGAAATTTGCCTCTTCCAGAGCCTGAATCAGCGTTCTTTCATACTCATCCGGAACAAGATAGCCGCCGTGGTCATCTGTGCCGATTTCAAGCACATTCTGAGCATCATAGTAATTTTTCTTTCTGAGATTTTCCCAGAATGCTTTCTGATAGGCTTCGGATGCCCTGCCGCTCTTGCTGTCGATGTGGGTATCAGACGGCTTGCCTGTAATCGGTGCAGAAGTCGGGGCGTTCAGTTCAGCATCCAGCTTTTCACGGCGTTCCTCACGCTGGATAGCTCTTTTCAGTGCATTGATTTCCTGCTCCATAGCATCATAGGTCCTTTCATCCTCTTCGGACATGACACCGTTGACGGCTTTGGAGTCCAGAAAATTACGTGCTTCGTCCCACTTGTTTTTTCTCTGTTCTCTCAATTCCTGAATAGTCATCTGCTTTGGCATGAACGATTCCTCCTCAATATTTCAGTAAGTCAAGACGTTTTCTGAGCTGTTCCACCGGAACACCCTGACGGACAGCAGAGGCAGAAACTTTTTTCATAAAGCTCTGTCCGGTTCTGATGGGCGACCATGACATTTCAATGTGATTTTCCGTGTCCGGTTCAGCCGGGGTTTCTTCCTTTTCGCCGGAAGAAAACAGGATGCCGTCAACCAGACCGAGGGACTTTGCTTTTCTGGCGTTCAGCCATGTCTCCTCATCCATCATCTTTGCAATTTTCGCTCTGGACAAGCCGGATTTCGTTTCATAAGCGTTTATGATAGACTCCTTGACCTCATCCAGAAATACAATTGCCTGCTCCATGTCGGCTTTGTTGCCGAAAGCAACGGTTGACGGATTGTGCAGCATCAGCATACCAGTAGGCGCAATCAGGGTCTCATCTCCTGCCATAGCCACAACAGAGGCGGCACTTGCGGCAATGCCGTCAATCTTGACGGTGATTTTTCCTGCATGATTTTTCAGCATGGTATAAATCTGACTTGCGGCGAACACATCACCGCCGGGCGAATTTATCCAGACCGTAATATCTCCGCTGATTTTAGACAGCTCATTACGGAACATTTTCGGCGTAACTTCATCGCCGTACCATGTTTCCTCACCAATCGAACTGTAAAGAAACAACTCCGATTCTCCGGAATCATTTCTTGCAAAGTTCCAGAACTTATTCATTTTCTCCGCTCCCTTCTGCGAATGCTCCGGCATCTTCGAGCTTTGTGAAACTGCCGTTGACAAGATACAGGTTTCCGCCTTCTTCCTCCGGAATGGGGTTCATGTCCTCCATTTCACGGATGTCATTGGCACTCAGCCAGCCGTTCTGACGGGCGGTCGCATATCCGCTCATACGGCTTTCGTAATCGCCACGGAGTAAGCCGTCAACATTGAATTTAATGAAATATCTGCTTTTTTCGGAATCAGATAACAAGGCTTTCTGCAATGCCTGTTCCCACCGGACAAGCCACGGGTCAAGCGTATACTTTACAAATTCAAGGCTCTGCTGTTCGATGTTGGAAAAAGTCGCATGTTCCAAATCACCAATCATATGGAGCGGCACACGGTACAGACGGGCGATTTCCTCAAGCTGGAATTTTCTTGTTTCCAGAAACTGTGCATCATTATTCGGGATTGAAATCGGCGTGTATTTCATGCCCTCTTCGAGAATCGCCGTTTTATGGGAATTGTTTCCGCCGTAAGCATCTTTCCAGCCCTCACGGATGCGGTTGAAATCCTTGATAGTTCCCGGATGTTCCAGCACACCGGACGGACTCGCACCGTTCGCAAAGAAATTAGCTCCGTAATCTTCACAGGCTTTTGCGATGCCGAGCGCATTTTTGGCGACTGCAATCGGAGAATAGCCGACAAGCCCGTCAAAGCCTAATCCCGGAATATGCAGAATATCTTCCGCACGGAGCGTGATGTCACCCGTCTGTTTCAGATTCGGGTCAGCGTTTTCATAGCGATTGTAGAGATATATCAGATTGTCGCCGTCATCCCGGTCAACCTTCATGCGGTTAGCCATCAGCGGATATAAGCCGACAACTTCATTTCTTCCATTGCGGATAATCTGTGCATAAGCATTTCCGTAAACAAGCAGATGCAGCATCATGGTTTCACGGAAAGCAAAACTGGTCATTTCCCGGTTCGGCTGGTCATGGAGCAGGGAATACAGGACATGATTCACAGCACGTTCCCTGCCGTTTTCAGTACGCTCGTAAACATGCAGCGGAAGCTGTGCTACTGCCTCAGACAGCACTCTGATACAGGCATAGACGGCAATCTGTTGAATGGCATTTCTATCCGTGATGCTCACGCCGCTGACAGTTCTCCCCGTCATGTAATGCGTGGACGGACTGTCATAGTGATTCAGCGGCTTGTCTTTGTGAAATAATCGCCTGAAAATATTCATAATACAAGTAATCCCCGTTCATCATAAATACTCGTTCCGGAATCGACTCCGCCCCGGACAGCTCTGTCAAGTGCCATAATCATGGCAATTGCGCCGTCAATCCTCTCTGTCGATTTTTCTTTATCCGCCTTGATGTTCCCGGCAGGGTCACGTCTGATAAAGATGTTATCGACATTCCAGCGGAGTACCGGATGTCCGCCGTGTGCAATCTGCTGATTCAGCACCAACCGCATGAGTTCTTTGGTCGGCGGCGACATATCCCGAAAACCTTGTCCGAACTGTGCCATTGTAAAGCCTAAGCCTTCCAGATTCTGTGACATCTGTACAGCACCCCAGCGGTCAAATGCAATCTCACGGATGTTGTACTTCTGACCGAGTTCATCAATGAAATGTTCGATAAAATCATAGTGAACAACATTGCCTTCGGTCGTCATCAGATGCCCTTGTTTCTGCCAGATGTCGTAAGGCACACGGTCACGCCGGACACGCAAAGCAAGCGTTTCTTCCGGAACCCAGAAATAGGGCAGAACCTGATATTTATCATCCTCATCAATCGGCGGAAAAACCAGTACAAAGGAGGTAATATCCGTTGTTGAAGACAGGTCAAGACCTCCGTAGCAGACACGCCCTTCCAGAGCCTTCGGATTGACGGGAAAATCACAGGCATCCCATTTCTGCATTGGCATCCAGCGTACTGACTGCTTTACCCACTGATTCAGGCGGAGCTGACGGAAAGCATTTTCTTCTCCGGGCGTTTCCTTTGCAGAATTGCAGGCAGCTATGACTTTATCAATGCCGATTGTTTCGCCGAGTGACGGATTGGCTTTCTTCCAGACTTCCGGGTCTGTCCAGTCATCATCGTCCTCAATACCATAAATGACCGGATAAAATGTCGGGTCATGTTTTCTTCCCTCAATGATGTCTTTCGCCTTCTGGTGCTGTTCGTAACAAACAGAATGTGTGTCTGTTCCGGCGGTCGTAATCAGGAAGTAGAGCGGCTGTTTTCTTGCATCACCTGAACCTTTTGTCATGACATCAAATAATTCCCGGTTCGGCTGTGTATGCAGTTCATCAAACACAACACCGTGAACATTGAAGCCGTGCTTGCTGTGTGCCTCAGATGACAGCACCTGATAAAAGCTGCTTGTCGGCTCATAAACAAGCCGCTTTTTGGCTTTCAGCACCTTGATTCTTTTTGCAAGTGCCGGATTCTGTGCTACCATATCAGCAGCGACATCAAAAACAATGCTCGCCTGGTCACGGTCAGCGGCACACCCATAGACTTCCGCCCTCTGTTCGCCGTCACCGCACAGCAGAAGAAGGGCAATAGCGGCGGCGATTTCAGATTTTCCGTTTTTCTTCGGAATCTCGACATAGGCAACACTAAACTGCCGATACCCGTCTTCCCGGACAGTTCCGAAAATATCCCGGATGATTTGTTCCTGCCAGTCCATCAGCTCAAATTTCTTTCCGTACCAGTCGCCTTTTGTGTGACACAGGCACTCAATGAATTTTACAGCATAATCAGCTTTTTTCTTGTCATAGTGAGAACCTTCTGCCATGAATCTGGTAGGCACATAGTTTTCTAATTTTCTCAAATTATCACCTGATTTTTTTCAAAAGCTGCTTGACACGTAATAAATTACGTGCTATAATATATATAGGGGTGAAAAGATGCCAAGCATATCATCAAGAGAAATTATTAAAAAGATTAAAAAAGACGGTTGGTATGAGGTCAATTGTGTAGGTGACCATCATCAGTATAAGCATCCGACAAAAAAAGGAAGAGTCACTGTAACACACCCAGTAAAAGACGTTCCGCTTCCAACTGTAAAAAGCATTGAAAATCAATCAGGGGTTAAGCTTATCTGACCCCTGTCCGAAAGGGCAGAAAGGAGCAAGTTATGAGAGACACTTATATTTTTCCGGCAGTTTTTGAAATTTGTGAAAATGGCATTGCAATTCTGTTTCCGGATTTACCCGGCTGTCTGCCGTGTGCTGAAACAGTTGAATCTGCTGTTAAAAACGCCAAAGAAGCACTTATGCTTCATCTGTATGGTATGGAAGAAGACAATGAAGAAATTCCTGAACCAACATCATTCAGTAAGATTGAACTGCACGAAAATCAAACACTTGTATTGATTGAAGTATACATGCCGCCATTTCGTGAAAAGCAGCATAAAAAATTTGTCAAGAAAACACTTTCTATTCCGTCATGGATTAATGCACAGGCAGAATATGCAGGTATCAATTTTTCACAGACATTACAGGACGCTTTGCTTGAAAAACTGCATCTTAACTAATTCTCTCCTACCGCCTTGCTCAGATGCAGGGCGGTTTTTCTTAAAAGCTGGCAGCAATATCAAGATTCCGTTCAATCCATCTGCCGTTACAGTCCATAATGAAACATTTATCAGCCTGATATAAAATATAGCAACAGCTTCCGGCAGACAGATGCCAGTCCGGAAAATCTTCTGCTGTTGGCAGGTCAGTTACATCGTTTGCTACAATCTTTGCAAGAACCTGCCACTTATCATCAGACATTTTACGGATATAATCTGCTGCTATGATTTGTGCATTGGTCAGCTCTGCCCAATCAGAACCGGCTTTCTCATCCTCAAGCAGTTTCTGAATCTCACTGACCGAAATAGCGTTTGCAATCAAAGCGTTCCGGAGCTGTGTCAATAAAGTTTCATTTCTGCTTTGAGGAGATAAAACTTCGTTCAAAGTATTATTAGCCACAAAATTACAACCTTTCTGCGAAATGCCGTTCGATTTTTACAAGCAAAACGCAAAATAATACTGTTTTTGCGTTTTATTGCATCACAGATTCAGGAGCTGTTCCATAGGGTCACTGCCGCCCTGAAACTCTCCGGAGCTGTTTTCTTTGACAATCTGGTAAATCAGATTCCAGAGGGAAAGAATCTGTTTCATATAAGATTCCGCCATCTGTACATACGGAGATGCAATTGTTCCGTTAGTTGTAGGATGTTTCGCGAGGAATCCGCCTGCTGAAAGAGCTTCCTGACACTGAATCCAGCGTGCTGCACACATGACATACTGTTCAATCAGCAGCTTGCTGACAAGTGTTTCACACCCTCTGGATTTCAGCCATTCCATCAGAATAGCATATACCGCCTCAGATTTCAGGGGAACAGCGTTTTTTTGTTCTTCAGTCAGAAAATCACTCAGCGGAGGAAGACCGGAAATATCCGGATTCTCATCTTCCGGAAACAAGCCGACGGGTTCAAGCATGACCTGTGCCGATTTCCCTTCCCTGATTTTATCAGTCAGGGCTTTCGGCTTTCTGCCAGCTCCGACTCTTGCGCCGCCCCTGCGTGTTCCGTCTTTCGCCATGCCTGATACTCCCCTTCTGCGTTTGAATTTGTTTGATTTCGTTTGATTTCTTTGAAAAACGGGGGTATATACCCTGTTTGAATTCCGGTTTTTGCACACGAAAGGAAACGCCGGTCTTTGTCCGCCTGCATCACAGGGATTTTGATACCCCCACCCCCGTCAGTAGTGGTACTCCGGATTGCTGTCTTCCAGCCATGTTTTCCGGTCATGACAGGGCTTGCATAACGGCTGCCAATTGGATTGATTCCAGAACAGAGCCTTGTCACCTCTGTGCGGAGTGATGTGGTCGACAACAGTTGCAAGTGTGTATCTGCCGCTTACCTGACATGCAGCACACAGCGGATGTTTCCGGAGAAATACTTTGCTTGCTTTCTGCCATTTCGTTCCATATCCTCTGCTGGCGGCGGAAGGTCTGTCCGGATGAAGAGGTTTGTGTTCCGCACAGTATCTGTCATCGGTCAGGTTCGGACAGCCGGGATGTCGGCAGGGTCGCTTTGCTTTCCTCGGCAATGCAGTTCACCTCTTCTGCTCTTTCTGTTCTGATTTCTCTATCAGCATCAGAACCAGCGTGGTCAGGTTCTCTTTGGCTGGATGTCCGTCACACCGTTCCATTGCATCCAGCATCCGGAGTGCCGCTGTTGAGAGTTCATTCAGAACCAGACCATCAGCACCACGCAGTTCCATATTCATTTCGCCGTTGGTCTGGTCGATATGTAAGTTAATCATGATAAAATCTCCTTTCCGTATAACAAAAAGCCTTTTCCTGTTTCGAGGGGATGAAAGTACGGAAAAGGCTCTTTGTCTTTACAATGACAAGCAAATCAGCAAGTTATGAAGAAGTGGTTGCAGAGGACGGAATCGAACCGCCTGTCTCAAGGTTATGAGCCTTGCGAGCTGCCAATGCTCTACTCTGCCAAAATACCGCCGGAAGGCGGTAAATGAAGGAATGTCAAAAGCAATGGAAAATAATTGTCTGCTGTATTGTTACTATTATATAGTATATTGGTTGAAATGTCAATGAAATTCTACAAAACATAGAGAAAAAAATTACACTCCCTGACCGTAATCAAGGAGTGTAATCTTTTCCCATGAGTAAATAATTTAAGGAGACATGGAATAATGCTGATAATTCTATAATGAAGAGGATTCTCGGTTCTGTGCGGTCAGCTTCCCAACTCGCTACTGTTTTGTCTGACACATAGAGCCGCCTTGCAAGTGCTTTCTGTGTCATGTGGTTCTGGTCTCTCAGGTATTTGATTCGTTCGCCTACAGTTTTTGTTTGCATCGCAGTCCCTCCAGTATCATTTACAGCAGACTGCATTATTTTCCTTTGCATGTCTTAATTATAGCAGAATTTCGGCATTTTGTCAAGATTAGCAAAGCTGCTTTTCTAATTTGCTGAACAGCGTGTCTCTCTGCCTATCGGAATGGAAAATCTGCCGCCATTCCATCAGAATACCGCTGACAGGATTACGCCACACATATGCAAGCATGGGTTTTCCACCCTTATACTTATAAATTTTGATGAGATTCTTGACCGGAATCAGTTCTTCCTGCACGCAGAAATTATCATCAAAGTCATTCGTTTCTTCACAGTAGTTACTAACCACTTTCACGAATTTTTTCATAAAATCACCTCTAACAAGAACAAATTTTCTTTATCTTAATTCTAACAGAAAATAGCCATTTTGTCAAGGATTTTCGGGGCTTTCACTTTGATTTCTTTTATGACTGGGCGAAATGCCCACCCATAAAAGATGCCGCCCCAAATTAGGGCGGCATAAAACTTAACCATTTGGTTAATCTCATTTCTCACACATAGTTCTTAAGGCATCTATGAGCTGTAACGGGCTTACGTTTCCTGCTTTTGCAAGTTTACTGATAATAATGCTGATGCAGTAAAGAATTGCTACTGAATGTCCGCTTACAATGATTTCCGGCGATTTGTCCTTCATCTCAACGTGGATATATGCCTCATCTTCGTTTACAAACTTTGCAGATTGTTTCGTAATCTTCTTATAATTCATAATAATACCTGCTTTCTTTTTCTGTAATCATTATTCCAGACTTTGAATATTTCGTAAGCTGACAGATAGCCAATTACTTCGTCTTTATCTTCTTCTTTGCCTGTCAAAAAGCTGAAATCCATCAGCTCAATCAAATCGTTCTCATGTCCATAACTACACATATGTTCAACTACATCAGAAATCACTTTTCCATCAGCAATATAGGCTATCTTCCAGCCATCAAACATTCTATGCCTGATATGCGGAATTTTTGCTATGTTCAGCATACTATCCAATCTCAGAATTTCCTGATAATCCGGATTCAGCTTGAATATGCCCTTCATCGTACACTCCCTCGCCTTCTTCATCTTTCATAAAGCACACCTTTCATTCTTCCGGAAGTTCAGGAATAGGCATCCATGCCAGCACTTGAACAGGTGTTTTAATATTCCAGCATCCTACATCCGGAAGATATTGCAATACTCTGAAATGAATCGTACTACTCATGGCATCTTCAAACATATCCCATTCATGGCAAGCTACAAAGCAAAATTGCACAGTTTCTGGTAGTTTGTCCTTTACAGAAATCCATGCTGCCTTATTAGTGACAATTCTCTGATTCCACCGCCGGATAGCAGTAAGCTGTGTCGGATAATGTTCAGTTCCGATACCGCAGGAAGAACATTCAGCACGATACATTCCGTCCCATGCCTGGATAGCTCTTGCCTGACTGCCACAGAACGGGCAGGATTTCAGGCGATATTCAGCACTTTTCTGCATCATTTTTTCATCTCCATTCTATTCATAGCCTCGATTTGCATTTGTGCTGTACAGGATGTGTAAATATCCAAAGTCAGGTCACAGTGTTCATGTCCGAGTATTTCAGCCACTGTTTTAGGGTCAATTCCGGCACTGATGGCTCTGGTAGCAAATCCATGTCTCAAAGCATGAAACTTGATGTGCTGAATATCCAACTTTTTCAGTCGTCTGTTGAGGTATTCCCTCGCTGATCTGGGATTGATGAACTTCTCAGAACATGTCCAGATGTATCCCATCCCCTGCCGTTCTTTCAGGACATCAGCAAATGCTTTTGAAACATATATCCGTCTTCTGCTTTTCGGTGTTTTCGGTTCTCCGATTTCGCAGACAGTACGCCGTTCTCTCTGTATGTAGTAACTTTTTACAGCCCTCCGGATGCTGATACTGTTGGTAACCGTGTCAAAATCATCCCATCGCAGTCCGCACATCTCCCCTATTCTGATACCTGTATACAGTGCGATCAGCAAAGCCAGTGATGATGGCGAATGTTCGCAAAGAAGATAATCGCTCAATTTTCTGTATTCTTCTTCGGTCAGGATTCTGTATTCTTCATTTCCCTGTTTCGGGTAGACCGGACGAATCACAGGCATATGAATCAAATTTTCAGATTCTGCACACCTCAACAGACTTTTCAGAAGTGCCACACGATATTTCGCCACTTTTGAGTTCATTCCCTTCCGGAGCATAGTATTCACATACTCCTGCACCTTTCTTCCATTGATAGCACTCAGTGGCATATCCCCGAAAAATTGCTGAATGCCAGTGAAACAGCGTTCATAATACTGATAAGAACTGTTTCGGACAGTGTTTTTCTTAAACTCTAGAAAAGTCCTCGAATATTCTTCCAATGTAGGCGTGTCCGGAAGTGCCGGAACAAAAAGCGGAAGTGTGCTGTCTTTCGGCAGTTCGACCGGGTCATCTGGTTTCATGCCCGAATTCATTCCCTGAACATACAGGATATTCATTTGTGTGGACAGTACTCCAAGCTGCGAAAAAGTCAGCATGACAAGCACCTCTTTTCCATTTTCTTCCAAAATACTCCTGAAATAGTATATTTCAGGAACATTTTGTGAATTGTTATAAAACGGCTTTGACAGCATTCGGAACACTCTCCAAACGCTGTCTTTATACCGTTCTCATTCGTAGCCGTACTTTTTGCGTATAATTTTCTGTTTACGCCACCGAGCATCATTTTCCAATGCAAAGTAATTATTCTTTGGGCTATGCTTTTGTGCCGCTTTAATTGCTTTCAGGCTATTTCTATAGCAGCGTTGACAGAGCTTCTTTCCCGAAACAATGCCCTTGTTTCCGCAGTTTGCACAGCGTGTGATTCCATCCAGCATATCTGACGGCAACTGTCCCTTTCGCCGTCTATATCGCTCATTCATCTTTCTTTTTTTAGCAGTACAGATTCTGCACTGAACTTTTCCATCTGGCGGTCTTCTCTTTCCGCATCTCGGACAAAGTCCTGCCTCTTTCCTTTTTTGGTACGTTTCAGTCCGCCATTTTTTCCAGTACGCTCTCAACTCTGAATTTCGCTCCGTACTGCGCTGACGGCGGTACTTTTCATTTTGCTCCCTTGCTTTCATGCGACATTCCAGACAGTAAATATATCCCGACTGTGCCTGCTGCTGTCCACACTTTGCACAGATATGGTGTGCTTTGTACCATTCATAAAGCTGTTTACTCGACATCGTTTTCACCTTCTATATTTTTGAGCTGCTCATCAATCAAATTCCGGGCATCTTCCACCTTTTTCAGCATGAAGTCAAAATCCGGACTGTTCGTCTGATTACTGATGAACTCCATCATTGCACCGAGACTGTGCGTAAATGTCTGAAAATACGGACGGAACATTTCTTTGGCATCGGGAACAGCTTTCAGAGCAGATCTGCTTTTCAGTTCTTCTACTTCAGATTGCAGTTTTTCCAGTTCTTCTGCTGTTTCTGCACTATCTTCAATGATTCTGTCAATTTCCTCTCTTGCTTCCTGTTCCCTCTTTCTTGTTTCCTGCAATTCAGCCTCAAGAGAAACTTTCTGCTGTTCCAGTTCATCTTTAGTACTGGTAAGTTCCTGAATCTTTTCCGTTACCTCGACTGGAACAGCAACATTGACATCTTTTGGAGCATTTTCCAGCTCTTGTATCTGCTGTTCCAATTCTGCGATATGTTCTGTCAGAGTTTCAGACTTTTCCTTTGCCGCCCTCATGTGCTGTTTATAGTTCTCTGCTGTACTCTGTGCCTGTTCGAGCATTTCACGCTGTTCTTTGAGATTGGCTTCATATCCGGCTTTCTGACGGTCAAGCTCTGCTTCGTGCTGTTTATGGATTACTTCAATGTCGGCTTGATGCTGTGCCTTTATGGTCTTGATTTCTTTTTCCAAATCACGCTTGCTGACATTTTCGAGGTCAACATTCTGTGCGATTTCATGACGCTGTTCCGGTTCAAGGGGTGCAAGAAGCTTTAGAACCGTTACACCTAATTTTTCAAAATGGAAACCCGGGTTTCCATTTTCCTGTTCAAGCATCTCAGCAATTTTAACGAGCTGATTTCCATATTGCTTAGTAAATCCCTTGCTTTTGCAATACTCCTCAAAATTTTGGAAACCGAACTGCTTATACAGTTTACCGTCATGCATCATTTTCACGCCTGCACACATCTGTGTGATACCGATTTGAGCAAGTTTCAAGCCGTTATTGACAAGGTCATCAGCCCGTACTGCCTGACTATATTCTACAGATAAGACTGTTGTTCCCTGTTCTGATAAATCCGGAAGAATAAGATTATCATCAAAATCCTGAACTCCCCATTCATTATTTTCTTCATTCATGCGGTTACCCTCTCTTTCTTCGCCAATATTTTATCAAGATATGGCTTGTATTCTTCAATCAACGCTGTTACTTCCGGAGTAGGATTACAGTTCCGCAGACCTCTGACTTGTATGATTCTGTCATCCGTGCTGACTTCCATTGTGTAGAATGACTGGTCCGGGCTGGATTTCCGTCTGATGAACAGAATATGAAGTTTTCCCTCTGCATGGCGTTTGGCATAACCGCCGACGCAGTGATGCAGATTTCTGCCCTCATTGATGATTTCGCCCATATTTTTCGGCTGACGAATCAGCAGATTTCCGGACTGGAATTCGAGTTTCCGGCGTTCGGGAATGTGTTCTTTTAGATGCTGCTCATGTACTTTATCGGCTTCATAGTTGATGATTTCGGTCAGTCTGTCATGCATCTGTCTGAAATTGTGCGGCATGGAAACCGCCGTATCGTGCGGATTGTAGTGCAGTTTTCGGCACTGTTCGAGATAATCGCGATAATCATAAAAACTGACATCCTGACCGGAAAGATACAGGGCAAGCCGGGGCGGCTTCGTTTCTGTGATTTCACAGAATTTCTGCATTTCATACTGACTGTATCCGAATGTTCCGGCAAGTGCAAGCAGCTCTTCCGGCGTGCAATCCGGAAAAATTTCTTTCCAACGAAGATAGA